ATGCAACAACAAGCATATATAAACGCAACGATTGATATAAGAATACCTACAGAAGTTGAATATAAGCATTTTGGTGATGTGGATAACGAAAAAGATGCGCTGGCAGATTACTTATATAACAATCCTAACGAAATACTAGAGTATGACAATTTAAAAATTAGAAACGTAAATATAGAGGTGGAATAAATGGCAAGAATTACCAAAGAAACAAAAACTGTAAGCGACGGTTATTCAAGAGAAGACCGAGAAACGACATTGAACTATGATTACGAAAATCAAGAATGGATTGCTTACTCATCGGTACCGACACATATTACTAGAATGACAAAGTTGTACGGCGATGATGTAGAGGTATTGGAACGATTAGAATCTGGGACTGCGGTATTGGTTAGGGCGAAACTACCTAAAAGCGCAATAGGTTTTAGAAAATTAATGTCTGAAGAGCGACGACAAGAATTATCTGAGAGAGCAAAAAGAGCTTTTGGTCATTAGTGCTCGTGAATATAGGGCGAAAAACGACCAAAAAGACACACTAATACTTTTTAGGATAAATAACATCCGGAGAAAAAAACATGAGCTTTAAAAATTTTAACACAGGATAAATACAGAGGTGGAATAAATGAGTATCGTAAAGATTAACGGTAAACCATATAAATTTACCGAACATGAAAATGAATTGATAAAAAAGAATGGTTTAACTCCAGGAATGGTTGCAAAAAGAGTACGAGGTGGCTGGGCGTTGTTAGAAGCCTTACATGCACCTTATGGTATGCGCTTAGCTGAGTATAAAGAAATTGTGTTATCCAAAATCATGGAGCGAGAGAGCAAAGAACGTGAAATGGCTAGGCAACGACGTAAAGAGGCTGAGCTAAGAAGAAAGAAGCCACATTTGTTTAATGTGCCACAAGTGCATCCAAGAGGACGTTATGCGTGCTACCTGATGGAAAACGACATATTCGTGAAAGTTAAGAAGTAGATCATGACAGATAACGCACGCAAAGAATACCTAAATCAATTCTTTGGATCTAAGAGATATCTGTATCAAGATAACGAACGAGTGGCACATATCCATGTAGTAAACGGCACTTATTACTTTCATGGGCATATCGTGCCAGGTTGGCAAAGTGTTAAAAAGACATTTGATACTGCTGAAGAGCTCGAAATATATATAAAGCAACATGGTTTGGAATACGAAGAACAGAAGGAACTAACTTTATTTTAGAGGAGGTTATGAAAGTGAACTATGAAACAGGGTTCCAACTAGGTGTAATGGAAGCTAGGTTGAAGAAGATGAGAAAACAACGTGATGCGTGCAAGAAGCAACGTGATGAGCTTATCGTGGATATAGCTAAGTTAAGAGAGCGTAACGAAGAGCTGGAGAACATGTGGCGCACAGTCAAAAATGAATTGCTTGGAAGATACGAATTTTACCGTTTTAGACTTAACGAACTACAGATTGAGAGTAGAGCGAACAAGGCAGTAGCTATAAACATGGGAGCTAAAATCAACGCAAGTGCTATATTGTACCGAATGGACAAATTAGACGGAACAAATGAGTTCTACGAATTTTTAGGACAAATGGAGGATGACACTAATGAATAACCGTGAACAAATAGAACAGTCCGTTATAAGTGCTAGTGCGTATAACGGCAATGACACAGAGGGATTACTAAAAGAGATTGAGGACGTGTATAAGAAAGCACAAGCGTTTGATGAAATACTTGAGGGTTTACCTAATGCTATGCAAGATGCACTCAAAGAAGATATTTATCTTGATGAAGCAGTAGGGATTATGACGGGTCAAGTTGTCTATAAATATGAGGAGGAACAGGAAAATGAGCATTAGTGTAGGAGACAAGGTTTTTAATCCAGAAACAAATTCAACTTTAGAAATTGTACAACTTGTTGGCGATATTAGAGACACGCATTACAAGTTATCTGACGGATCTATTATTAGTCTTATAGACTTTGTTGTTAAACCAATTCATTTAATCAAGGAGGCACAGGAAAATGACTAACACATTACAAGTGAAACTATTATCAAAAGACGCTAGAATGCCCGAACGAAATCATAAGACAGATGCAGGTTATGACATATTCTCAGCCGAAACCGTCGTACTTGAGCCGCAAGAAAAGGCAGTGATTAAAACAGATGTAGCTGTAAGTATACCAGAGGGCTATGTCGGGCTATTAACTAGCCGTAGTGGTGTAAGTAGTAAAACGTATTTAGTGATTGAAACAGGAAAGATAGACGCGGGATATCATGGTAATTTAGGGATTAATATCAAGAATGATATGGAGCATGACGGCATAACATCATTATACGAAGATTTAGACGACAAACTAGTAAATACTTTAGATATAAAAGGTAATTATATAAACGAAGGAGAAGGCGCTAGAAAGATATATAAAATCAACAAAGGCGACAAACTAGCTCAATTGGTTATCGTGCCTATATGGACACCGGAACTAAAGCAAGTGGAGGAATTCGAGAGTGTTTCAGAACGTGGAGCAAAAGGCTTCGGAAGTAGCGGAGTGTAAAGACATCTTAGATCGAGTCAAGGAGGTTTTGGGGAAGTGACACAATACTTAGTCACAACATTCAAAGATTCAACAGGACAACCACATGAACATTTTACTACTGCTAGAGATAATCAGACGTTTACAGTTGTTGAGGCAGAGAGTAAAGAAGAAGCGAAAGAAAAGTACGAGGCACAAGTTAAAAGAGATGCAATTATTAAATTAGGTCAGTTGTTTGAAAATATAAGGGAGTGTCGGAAATGACGGATGTTAAAATTAAAACTATTTCAGGTGGAGTTTATTTTGTAAAAACAGCTGAACCTTTTGAAAAATATGTTGAAAGAATGACGAGTTTTAATGGTTATATTTACGCAAGTACTATAATCAAGCAACCAACGTATATTAAAACAGATACGATTGAATCAATCACACTTATTGAGGAGCGTGGGAAATGAATCAGCTGAGAATTTTATTACATGACGGTAGTAGTTTGATATTACATGAAGATGAATTATTTAACGAAATAGTATTTGTTTTGGATGATTTTAGAAATGATGATGACTATTTAACGATAGAAAAAGATTATGGCAGAGAACTTGTATTGAACAAAGGTTATATAGTTGGGATTAATGTTGAGGAGGCAGACGATGACTAAACAAATATTAAGACTATTATTCTTACTAGCGATGTATGAGCTAGGTAAGTATGTAACGGAGCAAGTATATATTATGATGACGGCTAATGATGATGTAGAGATGCCGAGTGACTTCGCAAAGTTGAGCGATCAGTCTGATTTGATGAGGGCGGAGGTGTCAGAGTAGATGATGTGGTTAGTCATAGCAATTATATTACTAGTCATCTTATTGTTTGGTGTGATGTTGCAAGCTGAACAGTTAAAAGGCGATGTGAAAGTTAAAGAGCGGGAGATAGAGATATTAAGAAGTAGATTGAGACATTTTGAAGATTAAACATATTTGTACGGAGGGTATTCATGACTAAAAAGAAATACGGATTAAAATTATCAACAGTTCGGAAATTAGAAGACGAGTTGTGCGATTATCCTAATTATCATAAACAACTTGAAGATTTAAGAAGTGAAATAATGACACCGTGGATTCCAACAGATACAAATATAGGCGGGGAGTTTGTACCATCTAATACATCAAAAACAGAAATGGCAGTAACTAATTATCTTTGTAGTATACGAAGAGGTAAAATTCTTGAGTTTAAGAGTGCGATTGAACGTATAATCAACACATCAAGTAGGAAAGAACGCGAATTCATTCAAGAGTATTATTTTAATAAAAAGACTTTGATTGCGGTTTGTTATGACATACACATCTCTGAAAGTACAGCGCATAGAATCAAGAAGAAAATAGTGTCTAAACTAGCCGAAGAATTAGGAGAATACTAAATTTGACAGTAAAATGACAGTTTTTGACACCTATAACGAGATATTATGATAGTGTAGGATATTGACTATCTTACTGCGTTTCCCTTATCGCAATTAGGAATAAAGGATCTATGTGGGTTGGCTGATTATAGCCAATCCTTTTTTTAATTTTAAAAAGCGTATAGCGCGAGAGTTGGTGGTAAATGAAATGAACAAATTAACTAAAAAGCAACGTTTGTTTGCAGAAGTATATACAATACCTGGTACTGAATGTTATGGCAATGCTACTAAGTCAGCTGTGCATGCCGGATATAGCGAAAAGACGGCGTACTCACAAGGACAGCGTATGTTGAAGAATGTTGAAATTCAGAATTATATCAAGGAGGTTGAAACAAAACTCTTTGACGAGAATATTATGTCAGGTAAAGAAGTGTTGTATAGGCTAACTAGAACAGCTAGAGGAGAACACACGGAAGTTGAAGCTGTCGTAACAAAAACTGGAGACTATAAAGAGAATCCGGATACTGGCAAAATGCAATTAGTATACGATGAACACATACAACTTGTTACTAAGTCACCTAAAATAAGTGACCAAAACAAAGCCTTAGAGATGTTAGGTAGACATCACAAATTATTTACAGACAAACAAGAAGTCGACCACAAAATACCGATGTTTGTTGATAATATTCCGGAAGATGATTAGTCATGTATGAAATACTTGATCTAAAAAATAAAATCGGTGGTGGCTACAATAAGTTTTGGCACAACAAAAACTTTTACCGTGTTGTTAAAGGTTCAAGGGGTAGCAAGAAAAGTAAAACTACCGCTATTAATCTCATTTATCGAATAATGAAATATGATTGGGCAAATATACTTGTAGTCAGAAGATTTAGCAACACTAACAAACAATCAACGTATACAGATTTAAAGTGGGCAACTAACCAATTAGGCGTTGCTCACTTATTTAAATTCAACGAAAGTTTGCCGGAAATAACGTATAAACCTACTGGACAAAAAATACTGTTTAGAGGTTTAGACGACCCATTGAAAATAACATCGATTACTGTTGATACAGGCATTTTGTGTTGGGCTTGGTTTGAAGAGGCTTATCAAATAGAAACATTCGCTAAGTTTAGCACTGTTGTTGAGTCAATACGTGGTAGCTACGATAGTCCGGAATTTTTCAAGCAAATCACAGTCACTTTTAACCCGTGGTCGGAAAGACATTGGTTGAAGCCTACATTTTTTGATGAAGAAACAAAATTAAACAATACTTTTTCAGATACAACAACTTATAGAGTTAATGAATGGCTAGATAAAGTCGATATTGAACGATATGAAGATTTGTATATAAAGAATCCTAGACGTGCAAGAATCGTTTGTGATGGAGATTGGGGTGTTGCAGAGGGGCTTGTATTCGATAATTTTAAAGTGGAAGACTTTGATTGGTTTGAGGAGTTTAAAAGAACGCAAGAAATAACTCACGGAATGGATTTTGGATTTAGTCAAGACCCTACAACAGTTGTTAGTACGGTTGTAGATTTAAAAAACAAAAAGTTATTCATCTATGATGAACACTATAAAAAAGCGATGTTAACTGATGATATAAAACAAATGCTTATTAAAAAAGGATTAGGTGATGTAGATATTGCAGCTGATTATGGGGCTGGTGGAGATAGAGTGATCAGTGAATTGAAATCTAAAGGGATTAAAGGTATAAGAAAAGCGTTGAAAGGCGCTAATACTATTTTACCAGGCATTCAATTCATTCAAGGCTTTGAAGTTATTATACACCCATCATGTGAACACGCTATTGAAGAGTTCAACACTTATACATTTGACCAAGATAATGATGGTAAGTGGTTGAACAAGCCTATAGATGCTAATAACCATATTATCGATGCATTGCGTTATAGTCTTGAGAAATATCATATCGTACGTAAAAAACGTAAAAAGAATATAGAAAGCAAAACAAAAGTAATTAAATCTCTAGGATTATAGGAGGGAACAAATGTTAAAGGCAAACGAATTTGAAACGGATACTGATTTACGAGAAAACAGAAATTACTTGTTTAACGATGAAGCTAATGTTGTTTACACATATGACGGGACAGAGTCTGATTTATTACAAAACATTAATGAAGTAAGTAAATACATTGAACATCACATGGATTACCAACGACCTAGATTAAAAGTGTTAAGTGATTATTACGAAGGTAAAACTAAGAATCTGGTTGAGTTAACACGACGCAAAGAAGAGTACATGGCAGATAACCGTGTAGCGCATGATTACGCATCTTATATTAGCGATTTTATTAACGGTTATTTCTTAGGTAATCCGATTCAATGTCAAGATGATGATAAAGATGTATTAGAAGCTATTGAGGCGTTCAATGATTTAAATGATGTTGAGTCACACAATAGATCTTTAGGATTAGATTTGTCAATTTATGGCAAAGCTTATGAGTTAATGATTAGAAACCAAGATGATGAAACGCGTTTATACAAGAGTGATGCAATGAGTACTTTTGTCATATACGACAATACAATTGAACGTAATAGTATCGCAGGAGTTAGATATTTAAGAACTAAACCAATAGACAAGACTGACGAAGATGAAGTGTTTACAGTTGATTTATTTACTTCTCACGGTGTTTATAGATATCTTACCAGTAGAACAAATGGATTGAAGCTCACACCACGTGAAAACGGTTTTGAATCACACTCTTTCGAACGTATGCCTATTACAGAATTTAGCAACAACGAAAGAAGAAAAGGGGATTATGAGAAAGTAATCACTTTAATTGATTTGTATGATAATGCTGAATCAGATACTGCTAACTATATGAGTGATTTAAATGACGCTATGTTACTTATTAAAGGTAATTTAAATTTAGATCCTGTAGAAGTTAGAAAACAAAAGGAAGCTAACGTGTTATTTTTAGAGCCAACCGTTTATGAGAATAGGGATACAGGTATCGAAACAGAAGGTTCAGTTGACGGCGGTTATATTTATAAACAATACGATGTACAAGGTACCGAAGCTTATAAAGACCGTTTGAACAGTGATATACACATGTTTACCAACACGCCTAACATGAAAGATGATAACTTTAGTGGCACTCAATCGGGCGAGGCAATGAAATACAAATTATTCGGATTAGAACAACGTACTAAAACTAAAGAAGGATTGTTCACTAAAGGGTTAAGACGTCGTGCTAAGTTGTTAGAGACAATACTTAAAAATACACGGTCGATTGACGCTAACAAAGATTTCAATACTGTTAGATACGTATACAACAGAAACTTACCTAAATCATTAATCGAAGAATTAAAAGCTTATATTGATTCTGGCGGGAAGATTAGTCAAACAACTTTAATGTCTCTATTCTCGTTCTTCCAAGACCCTGAATTGGAAGTCAAGAAAATAGAAGAAGATGAGAAAGAATCTATTAAAAAAGCTCAAAAAGGTATTTATAAAGACCCTAGAGACATCAATGATGACGAACAAGATGATGATACAAAAGATACTGTTGATAAAAAGGAATGATTGTAATTGCCTAACAAAAACACTCAAGAATATTGGGAAGAACGCGGACGCAAAGCAATCGAGAATGAGTTGAAGCGTGATAAAACTAAAGCTGAAGAAATAGAACGTATATTGAATATGATGATTAAGCGCATTGAAAAAGAAATCAATGCGTTTATTGTTAAGTACGGAGATTTTGCAGGCGTTACATTACAAGAAGCACAAAAGATTATTGATGAGTTCGATGTAAAAGCGTTTCAAGAAGAAGCAAAAAGATTGGTCGAAAACAAGGACTTTAGCGATAGAGCAAATGAAGAATTAAAGAAGTATAACACTAAGATGTATGTATCTAGAGAACAGATGTTAAAGATTCAAATAGAATTCTTAATTGCTTATGCAACAGCTCAAACAGAATTATCGATGAGGGAATATTTCGAATCAACAGCTTATCGTGTGTTCAGTGATCAAGCGGGTATTTTAGGTGAAGGTGTACAAGTAGCTAAAGAAGTTATAGATACAATCGTTGATACACAATTTCATGGTGTCGTTTGGTCAGAGCGATTATGGACTAATACTGAAGCGATGAAACAAGAAGTAGAAGAAATAATTGCTAATGTGGTTATTAGAGGTCGACATCCAAATGAATATGTTAAAGATATGCGCAAGCACCTAAACAAATTCGAAGGCACAGCAAGACAAAAGACTGCAGCAATTAAATCATTGCTTTATACGGAATCGGCACGTGTTCACGCACAATCAAGTATTGACAGCATGAAAGAAATTTCACCGGAAGGATATTATATGTATATTGCAAAAATTGATAGTAGAACAACTAAAGTATGCAAGGGGCTTAATGGAGAAATATTCAAAGTTAAAGACGCTAAAATTGGTGTTAATTTCTACCCTATGCATATCAATTGTCGTTCAGATTGTGCATTACTACCTAAATCTATGTGGCCGAAAAAACCAAACAAAAAACGACAAACAAAATACTTTGGAGGAAAAGTGAAAAGCGATGATTGATTTAAAAGTAAAAGTTTTTAAAGGCAAGTTAGCATTGTATGATAGTAAATTAAGTGTTTGGAGGATATTGGTATGAGCAATACTGACAAATACCTTAGAGACATAGCAAGAGAGTTAAAAGGTATACGTAAAGAGTTACAAAAGCGAAACGAAACAGTTATTATTGATGCAAACTTAGACAGCGTAAGGTCGGCAGTATTAGCCAATAAAGAAAAACCGAAATATAACGAACCACTCTTTTAATAGCTAGCACTTAATTGTGTTGGCTATTTTTTATGTCCAAAACGTGCTGATGACATAAAAAGCACGCATGGAAAAACAGTCGACAGACTATGAATGGAGGTATATCTCATGGAAGAAAATAAACTTAAGTTTAATTTGCAATTTTTTGCAGACCAATCAGATGATCCGGATGAACCAGGTGGAGATGGTAAAAAAAGAGATCCTGATAAGAAAGAAAATGACGAAGGTACTGAAATAACTTTCACGCCAGAGCAACAAAAGAAAGTTGATGAAATACTTGAACGTCGTGTAGCCCACGAAAAGAAAAAAGCTGATGAGTATGCAAGAGAAAAAGCAGAAGAAGCTGCTAAAGAAGCTGCTAAATTAGCGAAAATGAACAAGGATCAAAAAGATGAATATGAACGCGAGCAAATGGAAAAAGAGCTGGAGCAATTACGCTCAGAAAAACAATTAAATGAAATGCGTTCAGAAGCAAGGAAAATGTTAAGCGAAGCGGAAGTTGATTCATCAGATGAGGTTGTTAATTTAGTTGTAACAGATACTGCTGAACAAACTAAATTGAATGTTGAAGCTTTTTCTAATGCAGTAAAAAAAGCGGTTAATGAAGCGGTTAAGGTTAACGCTAGACAATCACCATTGACTGGTGGGGATTCATTTAATCATACGGCAAAAAACAAAACTCAAAACTTGGCTGAAATTGCTAAACAAAAAAGAATTATTAAAAATTAACGGAGGCATTTAAATGGAACAAACACAAAAATTAAAATTAAATTTGCAACATTTTGCGAGGAACAATGTTAAATCGCAAGTATTTAACCCTGATAATGTAATGATGCACGAAAAGAAAGATGGTACGTTGTTAAACGACTTTACAACACCTATCTTACAAGAGGTTATGGAAAACTCAAAAATCATGCAATTAGGTAAGTACGAACCAATGGAAGGTACTGAGAAGAAGTTTACTTTTTGGGCTGATAAACCAGGTGCTTACTGGGTAGGTGAAGGTCAAAAAATCGAAACGTCTAAGGCTACTTGGGTTAATGCTACAATGAGAGCGTTTAAATTAGGGGTTATCTTACCTGTAACAAAAGAATTCTTGAATTACACTTATTCACAGTTCTTTGAAGAAATGAAACCTATGATTGCTGAAGCTTTCTATAAAAAGTTTGACGAGGCAGGTATTTTGAATCAAGGTAACAATCCATTCGGTAAATCAATTGCGCAATCAATTGAAAAAACTAATAAGGTTATTAAAGGTGACTTCACACAAGATAACATTATTGATTTAGAGGCATTACTTGAAGATGACGAATTAGAAGCAAATGCGTTTATCTCAAAAACACAAAACAGAAGCTTGTTACGTAAAATTGTAGATCCTGAAACGAAAGAACGTATTTATGACCGTAACAGCGATTCGTTAGACGGTCTACCTGTGGTTAATCTTAAATCAAGTAACTTAAAACGTGGTGAATTAATCACTGGTGACTTCGACAAATTGATTTATGGTATCCCTCAATTAATCGAATACAAAATCGATGAAACCGCACAATTATCTACAGTTAAAAACGAAGATGGCACACCTGTAAACTTGTTTGAACAAGACATGGTGGCATTACGTGCAACTATGCATGTAGCATTGCATATCGCTGATGATAAAGCGTTTGCTAAGTTAGTTCCTGCTGACAAAAGAACAGATTCAGTTCCAGGAGAAGTTTAATAAATAATTAGGAGTGGTAACATGCCCGAAATCATTGGAATTGTTAAAGTAGATTTTACAGATTTAGAAGATAACAGACATGTCTATATGAAAGGGCATGTCTACCCTCGCAAAGGTTATGATCCTACAGATGAACGTATCAAAGCTTTAGCTAGTGTTGAAAATAAACGCAACGAACAAATGATTTACATTGTAAATGACAAATTAACCAAAAAAGAACTTGTCGAAATAGCAAGTGTTGCTGGCTTACAAGTTTATGAAAAACAAACAAAAGCTGAAATTATCAACACTTTTGAGTCGCTAGAGTAGGTGGTTATATGACTACGCTAGCTGATGTAAAAAAACGTATTGGTCTTAAAGATGAAAAGCAAGATGAACAATTAGAGGAAATTATAAAAAGTTGTGAAAGCCAGTTGTTATCAATGTTACCTATTGAAGTTGAACAAATACCGGAAAGGTTTAGTTACATGATTAAAGAAGTTGCAGTTAAACGCTACAACAGGATTGGTGCTGAAGGTATGACATCAGAAGCGGTTGACGGACGTAGCAATGCGTATGAATTGAACGATTTCAAGGAGTATGAAGCTATTATTGATAATTACTTTAATGCTAGAACGAGAACTAAAAAAGGAAGGGCTGTGTTCTTTTGAGATATGAAGATAGAGTTATTTTTCAATTAGAACAAGTAACAACTTACAATCCTAAAACTAGCAAAAAAGAAAACGCACTAATCACTTATGATGCGATACCATGCAATATTAACCCCATTTCTAGAGCAAGAAAGCAACTTGAATTTGGCGATGTAAAAAACGATGTAAGTGTCCTGAGGATAAAAGAATCAATATCTTACCCTGTTAGCCACGTGTTGGTTAATGGCATTCGCTACAAGATAGTTGATACAAGGATATACAGACACGAAACGTCATATTATATCGAAGAGGTCAATTGATGAATATAGATGGATTAGACGCACTGTTAAACCAATTTCACGATATGAAAACCAACATTGATGATGATGTAGATGATATTTTACAGGAAAACGCCAAAGAATATGTAGTACGAGCTAAATTGAAAGCTAGAGAAGTAATGAATAAGGGTTATTGGACTGGTAATTTATCACGCAATATCAGATATAAAAAAACTGGCGATTTGCAATACACTATCACATCGCATGCAGCTTATAGTGGTTTCTTAGAGTTTGGTACTCGATACATGGAGGCAGAACCTTTTATGTGGCCAGTATATGAGGTAATAAGAAAATCGACTGTAGAAGAATTGAAAGCGTTGTTTGAATAGGAGATAAAAGCATGACACCGAACTTACAACTTTATAATAAAGCGTATGAAACGCTACAAGGATATGGATTCCCTGTTATTTCTCGTAAAGAGATGCAACAAGAGATTCCGTATCCTTTTTTTGTAATAAAAATGCCGGAGTCAAATAGAAGTAAGTACACGTTTGATAGTTATTCTGGCGATACGAATTTAGTTATTGATATTTGGAGTGTAAGCGATGATTTAGGACATCATGACGGACTTGTTAAAAGGTGTATCGATGATTTAACACCTAGCGTTAAAACAAACGATTATGACTTTGAAGAAGATGATACTAACATCGCACAGTTAGTCGATGATACTACTAATCAAGAATTGCTACACACATCAATAACGATATCTTACAAAACATTTTAAAAAACGGAGGAATATTGAATGGCGAATATGAAAAATAGTAATGACCGTATTATTTTGTTTAGAAAAGCTGGCGAAAAAGTAGATGCTACTAAAATGCTTTTTTTAACTGAATACGGCTTATCACATGAAGCTGATACAGATACAGAGGATACGATGGATGGGTCTTATAACACTGGTGGTTCAGTTGAATCAACAATGTCTGGTACTGCTAAAATGTTTTATGGTGACGATTTTGCAGATGAAATTGAAGATGCAGTTGTAGATCGCGTATTGTATGAGGCTTGGGAAGTTGAAAGTAGAATACCAGGCAAAAATGGAGATGCTACTAAATTTAAAGCGAAATATTTCCAAGGTTTCCACAATAAATTTGAATTAAAAGCAGAAGCTAACGGTATTGATGAATATGAATATGAATATGGAGTGAATGGTCGTTTCCAACGTGGATTTGCAACACTACCTGAGGCTGTAACAAAGAAACTTAAGGCGACTGGATACAGATTCCATGACACTACAAAAGCAGATGCGTTAACTGGCGAAGATTTAACAGCAATTCCACAACCTAAGGTAGATTCATCAACGGTTACACCAGGAGAGGTATAAAAATAGGGCGTTAAGCCCTATTTATTTTGTTTAAATTAATCATGAATGGAGATTTTAAGTTATGAATGTAGAAATTAACGGAAAGTCATTAGAATTAAGTTTTGGTTTTAAATTTTTAAGAGAAATCGATAACCGATTAGGTTTAAAAGTTGAACAAGCTTCTATCGGTCAAGGTGTATCAATGTTGCCTGTAGGTTTAGAAAGTGGAAATCCGGTTGTGATTGGCGAAGTTTTAATCGCAGCTACATCTCACTTAAAAAAACAAGCAATTACTATTAATAACATTGATGAAGCATTAGATGAAATCGCAGAAAATATCGGACTAGAAGAATTCGGTTCGGATATTTTAACGGAGTTGGGAAAGCGACCTATGACCCGAAACCTAGTCGAAGTAGTGGAAGCGGAAGAGAAACCAGCGGAAGCGTAATAACTTACGACAGAATCGTTATAACTTGTATGTCAACACTTGGTATTACAGATTTGAACGTTATTGAGCAAATGACATTAACAGAATATAACTATCGAATGTATGCGAAAGAGTATGAAATGCTAACCCAAGAATTCGAACGTTACAAACTTGCGTTTGCTATTCGTGATGCTGCAGCTACTAAAAATGTTGGGACAGAAAATAAACCTAAAGAGGAATATGTTTTTAACAATGCAAACGACGTATTGCCTTATGAAGAAAATATCCAACGGCTTAACGAAGGTAAAGATATAAGATTTAGCAGCGAACGTGATGAATACGAACCACAAAATAATGAATTCTTTAAAGTTATAGCAGAATTTAATAAGCAATAGAAAGAGAGGTGTTAATGTGACGGAATATAAAATTAAAGCGACTATTGAAGCTAGTGTAGCCAAATTCAAAAGGCAAATTGATAGTGCGGTTAAGTCTGTGCAAAGATTTAAACGAGTAGCAGATCAAACTAAAGATGTTGAATTAAACGCTAACGATAAAAAATTACAAAAAACTATCAAGGTTGCTAAAAAGTCTTTAGATGCCTTTAGCAACAAAAATGTAAAAGCTAAATTAGATGCTAGTATACAAGACTTACAACAAAAGATATTAGAATCAAATTTTGAACTAGACAAACTTAACTCCAAAGAAGCTAGCCCTGAGGTTAAACTACAAAAACAAAAGTTAACTAAAGATATCGCTGAAGCAGAAGTTAAGTTATCCGAACTAGAAAAGAAGCGTATCAGTATTGACGTCAATGCAGATAACAGTAAATTCAATCGAGTGTTAAAAGTATCTAAAGCTAGTCTTGAAGCATTAAATAGGTCTAAAGCCAAAGCTATTATAGACGTGGACAATGGTGTTGCTAACTCTAAAATAAAACGCACTAAAGAAGAGCTTAAAAGTATTCCAAACAAAACTAGATCTCGACTAGATGTAGATACAGGGCTTTCTATACCAACTATTTATGCGTTTAAAAAATCATTAGACGCATTGCCGAACAAAAAAACAACAAAGGTAGATGTCGATACTAATGGTTTAAAGAAAGCTTATGCCTACATAATAAAAGCAAACGACAATTTCCAAAGACAGATGGGGAATTTAGCTAATATGTTCCGTGTGTTCGGTACTGTAGGTTCTAATATGGTTGGTGGATTACTAACTTCATCTTTTAGTATCTTAATACCTGTAATAGCGAGCGTAGTACCTGTAGTATTTGCGCTATTAAACGCTATCAAAGTGTTAACTGGCGGTGTACTTGCTTTAGGTGGTGCGGTAGCAATAGCCGGCGCTGGCTTTGTAGCATTTGGCGCAATGGCTATCAGCGCTATAAAGATGCTTAGTGACGGCACTTTACAAGCTAGCTCAGCAACAAACGAATACAAAAAAGCTTTAGATGGCGTAAAGTCAGCATGGACTGATATTATAAAGCAAAATCAATCCGCTATATTCACAACTCTTGCAAACGGTTTAAATACTGTTAAAACAGCAATGCAGAGCTTACAACCTTTTTTTAGTGGTATTTCAAGAGGAATGGAAGAGGCGTCTCAAAGTGTGTTTAAATGGGCTCAAAATAGCGGTGTAGCATCAAGGTTCTTCAACATGATGAATACAACTGGTGTTTCGGTATTTAACAAGCTATTAAGTGCTGCAGGCGGTTTCGGTGATGGATTAGTCAATGTATTCACACAATTAGCACCACTGTTTCAATGGTCGGCTGATTGGTTGGATAGATTAGGTCAATCTTTCTCTAACTGGGCTAATAGTGCAGCTGGAGAAAATTCGATAACTCGTTTTATTGAATACACAAAAACAAACTTACCTATCATTGGTAATATTTTTAAAAATGTTTTCGTTGGAATTAACAATTTGATGAATGCATTCAGTGGATCATCAACTGGCATTTTCCAATCTCTTGAACAAATGACAGCTAAGTTTAGGGAATGGTCTGAACAAGTAGGACAATCTCAAGGGTTTAAAGACTTTGTCAGTTATATACAAACTAATGGACCACTAATAATGCAATTAATTGGGAACATTGCAAGAGGATTAGTTGCATTCGCAACAGCGATGGCTCCTATAGCTAGTGCAGTATTACGCGTTGCAGTAGCAATAACTGGTTGGATAGCTAACTTGTTTGAGGCGCATCCAGCTACAGCACAATTAGTTGGTGTCATTATAACTTTAGTTGGTGCATTTAGATTTTTAATACCGATTATTCTTGCTGTATCTAACTTTATGGGTGGCGGATTAATAGGTAGAATCATTGCGTTAGTAAGTAAGTTCGGTTTATTAAGAGCGGGATTAACAATTTTAAAAGGTGCGTTCATGTTATTAAAAGGACCATTAAAAATTATATCAGTTATATTCCAATTGTTATTCGGTAAGATTGGATTAATTAGAAATGCTATCACAGGACTAGTAACTGTGTTTGGTATTTTAGGTGGTCCAATAACAATAGTTATCGGTGTAATCGCTGCATTAATAGCTATATTCGTTTTATTGTGGAATAAAAATGAAGGATTCAGAAACTTTATTATAAATGCTTGGAATGCGATAAAAACGTTTATGGTTACAGTTTGGAATGTGTTGAAAACTGTAGCTTCGGTTGTATGGAATGCTATTTTAAAAGCTATCACTACAGCAGTAACTAATGTATACAATTTTATAATGATTGTTTGGAATCAAATAGCCGCTTATTTACAAGGGTTATGGAATGGAATTATCGCTATTGCAACAACGGTATGGAACCTTTTAGTTACAATCATCACAACTGTTTTCACGACGATAATGACAATAGTTATGACGATATGGACAGCTATTTGGACATTCTTAAGTACAATCTGGAACACGATAATTACAATCGCTACTACGATTTGGAATTTGTTAGTCACTGTAATAACTACAGTATTTACCACAATTATGACTATCGCAATGACAATTTGGAACGCTATTTGGACGTTCTTACAAACGTTGTGGAACACTATAGTTACTGTGGCAACTAAGGTTTGGAACGCTATCACTACAACTATATCTACTGCGTTACAAGCGGCATGGAGTTTTATTTCTAATATATGGAATACGATTTGGAGTTTCTTATCTGGTATATTAACGACAATTTGGAATAAAGTTGTAAGCATATTCACACAAGTTGTATCAACTATATCAGACAAAATGTCTCAAGCTTGGAACTTCATCGTGACTAAAGGTATGCAATGGGTATCTACTATAACAAGTACGCTAATTAACTTTGTTAATAGAGTTATTCAAGGATTCGTTAATGTTGTAAACAAAGTTAGTCAAGGTATGACAAATGCAGTAAATAAAATAAAAAGCTTTATAGGAGATTTTGTGTCTGCAGGTGCTGATATGATCCGTGGTTTAATTAGAGGTATTGGACAAATGGCTGGCCAATTAGTAGATGCGGCTAAAAATGTTGCTAAGAAAGCTTTAGATGCAGCTAAAAGTGCTTTGGGTATTCACTCACCTTCACGTGAATTCATGGATGTTGGTGTGTATTCAATGCTAGGTTTCGTTAAAGGTATAGATAATCATTCAAGTAAAGTTATCCGTAATGTTTCTAATGTTGCAGATAAAGTAGTTGATGCATTTCAACCTACATTAAACGCACCTGACATTTCTAGTATTACAGGAAACTTAAGTAATTTAGGTGGAAATATAAATGCGCAAGTACAACACACACATTCTATTGAAACATCACCGAACATGAAAACTGTTAAAGTTGAATTCGATGTCAATAACGATGCGCTTACTAGTATTGTTAACGGCAGAAATGCTAAACGCAATTCTGAGTATTACTTATAAAGGAGGTTACAAATGGACATAGAATTAACAAAAAAAGATGGTACTGTAATCAAATTAAGTGAATACGGGTTTATCGTTAACGATATAGTAATTGATAGCATGCAAATCAACACAAAGTATCAAGACAAAGAAAATATGAACGGTCGTATATTAATGGGGAGCAATTATATCAGTAGAGATATAGTTGTTCCTTGTTTTTGTAAAGTTAAAAATCGTTCAGACATTGCTTATATGCGAGATATGTTGTATAGGTTAACGACAGACATAGAACCTATGTATTTACGAGAAATAAGAAGAAAAGAAGAGTTGAATTACAGGTTTACTCAACCAACTTCTGATGATTACGTGAAATTAGATAAAAACAACTTCCCGGATTATGAATATTCAAGACACGATCAACAAATTTATGTAAATGGTAAACAGTATAAAGTTATTTTTAACGGAGTTATAAACCCTAAACAAAAAGATAATAAAGTTTCTTTTGAACTAAAATTCGAAACTACAGAATTACCATACGGCGAAAGTATTGGAACAAGCCTAGAGTTAGAAGAAAACAAAAAGGTTGGATTGTGGTCGTTTGATTTTAATATTGATTGGCATGCAGGCGGAGACAAAAGAAAGTATACATTTGAAAATTTGAGCAAAGGTACAGTTTACTATCATGGTAGTGCTCCTAACGACCAATTCAACATGTATAAAAAGATAACAATTATTTTAGGCGAAGATACAGAATCGTTTGTATGGAATTTAACGCATGCTGAAATAATGAAAATTGAGGGGATTAAACTAAAAGCTGGAGACAAAATTGTTTATGATAGCTTTCGAGTTTATAAAAACGGTGTCGAAATAAGCACTGAAACGAACATAGCCCAACCAAAATTTAAATACGGAGCTAATAAATTTGAGTTTAATCAAACAGTTCAAAAAGTTCAGTTTGATTTGAAATTTTATTATAAGTAGGTGTCAGAATGACAATAATTGTAAGACCACCTAAAGGTAATGGCGCACCTGTACCAGTAGAAACAACTTTAGTGAAAAAAGTTAATGCTGATGGTGTATTAACTTTTGATATTCTAGAAAATAAATATACTTATGAAGTTATTAACGCTATAGGGAAAAGATGGATTGTTAGTCATGTCGAAGGTGAAAACGACAAGAAAGAATATGTAATAACTGTCATTGATAGGAAATCAGAAGGCGACAGACAACTGGTTGAATGTACTGCTAGAGAGATTCCCATAGACAAGTTAATGATTGATAGAATTTATGTTAATGTAACAGGATCTTTTACAGTAGAAAGATATTTTAACATTGTGTTTCAAGGTACTGGAATGCTTTTTGAAGTCGAGGGCAAAGTTAAATCTTCAAAGTTTGAAAACGGCGGTGAAGGCGACACAAGGTTAGAAATGTTAAAAAAAGGTTTGGAACATTTTGGATTAGAATATAAGATCACATATGACAAAAAGAAAGACAGATATAAGTTTGTATTGACGCCTTTTGCAAATCAAAAAGCGTCTTATTTTATTTCTGACGAAGTCAACGCCAACGCTATAAAACTCGAGGAAGATGCAAGTGATTTCGCCACCTTCATTAGAGGATATGGTAATTATTCAGGAGAAGAAACATTCGAACACGCTGGGCTCGTAATGGAAGCTAGAAGTGCATTAGCTGAAATATACGGCGACATCCACGCAGAACCATTTAAAGATGGTAAAGTGACTGACCAAGAAACTATGGATAAAGAATTACAATCGAGATTGAAAAAGTCGTTAAAACAATCTTTGTCTTTGGACTTTTTGGTGTTAAGAGAATCATATCCAGAAGCAGACCCACAACCCGGAGACATAGTACAAATAAAATCTACCAAACTAGGTTTGAATGATTTAGTCCGTATAGTACAAGTTAAAACGATTAGGGGTATAAACAATGTAATTGTTAAGCAAGATGTAACGCTTGGTGAGTTTAATCGAGAACAACGATATATGAAAAAAGTTAATACTGCAGCTAACTATGTTTCTGGATTAAATGATGTTAACCTTTCTAATCCTAGTAAAGCGGCAGAAAACTTGAAGTCTAAAGTAGCGTCAATAGCTAAATCAACACTCGATTTGATGAGTAGAACTGATTTGATTGAAGATAAACAACAGAAGGTAAGCTCTAAAACTGTGACTACATCTGACGGCACTATCGTTCATGATTTTATAGATAAATCAAACATTAAAGATGTAAAAACAATTGGAACGATTGGCGATTCTGTAGCTAGAGGGTCGCATGCAAAAACTAATTTCACAGAAATGTTAGGCAAGAAATTAAAAGCGAAAACGACCAACCTTGCAAAAGGTGGCGCAACTATGGCAACTGTTACAGATACAAACAACGTTGAAAATAGTATTTATAGACAAGCAGAACAAATTAGAGGCGACCTAATCATATTACAAGGTACAGATGATGACTGGTTACATGGTTATTGGGCAGGTGTACCGATAGGCACTGATAAAACGGATACAAAAACGTTTTACGGTGCCTTTTGTTCTGCAATTGAAGTTATTCGGAAAAATAATCCAACTTCAAAAATACTTGTAATGACAGCTACTAGACAATGTCCTATGAGTGGCACAACGATACGTCGTAAAGATACTGATAAAAACAAATTAGGGTTAACGTTAGAGGATTATGTCAACGCTCAGATATTGGCTTGTAGTGAATTGGATGTACCAGTATATGATGCCTATCATACAGATTATTTTAAGCCATATAATCCAGCGTTCAGAAAATCAAGTATGCCAGACGGATTGCATCCGAACGAGAGGGGTCATGAAGTTATTATGTACGAACTTATTAAAAATTATTACCAGTTTTACGGATAGAAAAGGAGGAAGACATGGATAACAAATTAATTACAGACTTAAGTAGAGTTTTCGATTACAGATATGTAGATGAAAATGAGTATAATTTCAAGCTTATTTCAGACATGCTGACTGATTTTAATTTCTCTCTTGAATATCATAGAAATAAAGAGGTATTTGCACATAATGGAGAGCAAATAAAGTATGAACATTTAAATGTTACAAGTAGCGTCTCTGACTTTTTAACATATTTAAACGGTCGATTTAGCAACATGGTACTAGGTCATAACGGCGACGGTATCAACGAAGTAAAAGACGCGCGCGTTGATAATACAGGTTATGGTCATAAGACATTGCAAGATCGTTTGTATCATGATTATTCAACACTAGATGCTTTCACTAAAAAGGTTGAGAAAGCTGTAGATGAACACTATAAAGAATATCGAGCGACAGAATACCGATTCGAACCAAAAGAGCAAGAACCGGAATTCATCACAGATTTATCGCCATATACTAACGCAGTAATGCAATCATTTTGGGTAGACCCTAGAACGAAAATTATTTATATGACGCAAGCTCGTCCAGGTAATCATTACATGTTATCTAGATTGAAGCCCAACGGACAATTTATTGATAGATTGCTTGTTAAAAACGGCGGTCACGGTACACACAATGCGTATAGATACATTGATGGAGAATTATGGATTTATTCAGCTGTATTGGACAGTAACAAAAACAACAAGTTTGTACGTTTCCAATATAGAACTGGAGAAATAACTTATGGTAATGAAATGCAAGATGTCATGCCGAATATATTTAACGACAGATATACGTCAGCGATTTATAATCCGGTAGAAAATTTAATGATTTTTAGACGTGAATATAAACCCACTGAAAGACAACTTAAGAATTCGTTGAACTTTGTTGAGGTTAGAAGTGCTGACGATATTGATAAAGGTATAGACAAAGTATTGTATCAAATGGATATACCTATGGAATACACTTCAGATACACAACCTATGCAAGGTATCACTTATGATGCAGGTATCTTATATTGGTATACAGGTGATTCGAATACAGCCAACCCTAACTACTTACAAGGTTTCGATATAAAAACAAAAGAATTGTTATTTAAACGACGTATCGATATTGGCGGTGTGAATAATAACTTTAAAGGAGACTTCCAAGAAGCTGAGGGTCTAGATATGTATTACGATCTAGAAACAGGACGCAAAGCGCTTTTAATAGGGGTAACTATTGGACCTGGTAACAACAGACATCACTCAATTTATTCCATCGGCCAAAGAGGTGTTAACCAATTCTTAAAAAACATTGCACCTCAAGTATCGATGACTGATTCAGGCGGACGTGTTAAACCGTTACCAATACAGAACCCAGCATATCTAAGTGATATTACGGAAGTTGGTCATTACTATATCTATACGCAAGACACACAAAATGCGTTAGATTTCCCGTTACCGAAAGCGTTTAGAGATGCAGGTTGGTTCTTTGATGTACTGCCTGGACACTATAATGGTGCTCTAAGACAAGTACTTACCAGAAACAGCACAGGTAGAAATATGCTTAAATTCGAACGTGTCATTGACATTTTCAATAAGAAAAACAACGGAGCATGGAATTTCTGTCCGCAAAACGCCGGTTATTGGGAACATATCCCTAAGAATATTACAAAATTATCAGATTTAAAAATCGTTGGTTTAGATTTCTATATCACTACTGAAGAATCAAAACGATTTACTGATTTTCCTAAAGACTTTAAAGGTATTGCAGGTTGGATATTAGAAGTAAAATCGAATACACCGGGTAACACAACACAAGTATTAAGACGTAATAACTTCCCGTCTGCACATCAATTTTTAGTTAGAAACTTTGGTACTGGTGGCGTTGGTAAATGGAGTTTATTCGAGGGAAAGGTGGTTGAATAATGATAGTAGATAATTTTTCGAAAGACGATAACTTAATCGAGTTACAAACAACATCACAATATAATCCAATTATTGACACAAACATCAGTTTCTATGAATCAGATAGAGGAACTGGTGTTTTAAATTTTGCAGTAACTAAGAATAACAGACCGTTATCTATAAGTTCTGAACATGTTAAGACATCTATCGTGTTAAAAACCGATGATTATAACGTAGATAGAGGCGCTTATATTTCAGACGAATTAACGATAGTAGACGCAATTAATGGGCGTTTGCAGTATGTGATACCGAATGAATTTTTAAAACATTCAGGCAAGGTGCATGCTCAGGCATTCTTTACACAAAACGGGAGTAATAATGTTGTTGTTGAACGTCAATTTAGCTTCAATATTGAAAATGATTTAGTTAGTGGGTTTGATGGTATAACAAAGCTTGTTTATATCAAATCTATTCAAGATACTATCGAAGCTGTCGGTAAAGACTTTAACCAATTAAAGCAAAATATGGCTGATACACAAACGTTAATAGCAAAAGTGAATGATAGTGCGACAAAAGGCATTCAACAAATCGAAATCAAGCAAAACGAAGCTATACAAGCTATTACTGCGACGCAAACTAGTGCAACACAAGCTGTTACAGCTGAAGTCGATAAAATAGTTGAAAAAGAGCAAGCGATTTTTGAACGTGTTAACGAAGTTGAACAACAAATCAATGGCGCTGACCTTGTTAAAGGTAATTCAACAACAAATTGGCAAAAGTCTAAACTTACAGATGATTACGGTAAAGCAATTGAATCGTATGAGCAGTCCATAGATAGCGTTTTAAGCGCAGTTAACACATCTAGGATTATTCATATTACTAATGCAACAGATGCGCCAGAAAAGACGGATATAGGCACGTTAGAGAAGCCTGGACAAGATGGTGTTGATGACGGTTCTTCGTTCGATGAATCAACTTATACATCAAGCAAATCTGGTGTGTTAGTTGTTTATGTTGTTGATAATAATACTGCTCGTGCAACATGGTACCCAGACGATTCAAACGATGAGTACACAAAATACAAAATCTACGGCACATGGTACCCGTTTTATAAAAAGAATGATGGAAACTTAACTAAGCAATTTGTTGAAGAAACGTCTAACAACGCTTTAAATCAAGCTAAGCAGTATGTAGATGATAAATTCGGAACAACGAGCTGGCAACAACATAAGATGACAGAGGCGAATGGTCAATCAATTCAAGTTAACTTAAATAATGCGCAAGGCGATTTGGGATATTTAACTGCTGGTAATTACTATGCAACAAGAGTGCCGGATTTACCAGGTAGCGTTGAAAGTTATGAGGGTTATTTATCGGTATTCGTTAAAGATGATACAAACAAGCTATTTAACTTCACACCTTATAACTCTAAAAAGATTTACACACGATCAATCACAAACGGCAGACTTGAGCAACAGTGGACAGTTCCTAATGAACATAAATCAACGGTATTGTTCGACGGTGGCGCAAATGGTGTAGGTACAACAATCAATCTAACTGAACCGTACACAAACTATTCTATTTTGTTGGTAAGTGGAACTTATCCAGGTGGCGTTATTGAGGGATTCGGACTTACCGCATTACCTAACGCGATTCAATTGAGTAAAGCGAATGTAGTTGACTCAGACGGCAACGGTGGCGGTATTTATGAGTGCTTACTATCCAAAACAAGTAGCACTACTTTAAGAATAGATAACGATGTGTACTTTGATTTAGGTAAAACATCAGGTTCTGGAGCGAATGCCAACAAAGTTACTATAACTAAAATTATGGGGTGGAAATAATGAAAATCACAGTAAACGATAAAAACGAAGTTATCGGATTTGTTAATACTGGCGGTTTACGCAATAGTTTAGATGTAGATGATAACAATGTGCCTATTAAATTTAAAGAAGAGTTCGAACCTAGAAAGTTTGTTTTCACTAACGGCGAAATTAAATACAATAGCAATTTCGAAAAAGAAGACGTACCGAATGCATCAAACCAACAAAGTGCGTCAGATTTAAGTGATGAGGAACTTCGCGGAATGGTTGCGAGTATGCAAATGCAGGTGGCACAAGTAAACGTATTAACAATGGAATTAGCTCAACAAAACGCTATGTTAACACAACAGTTGACTGAACTGAAAACTAACAAAACAAGTACTGAGGGGGACGTTTAAATAATGAAGATGATTTATCCAACTTTTAAAGACATTAAAACTTTTTATGTTTGGGGTTACTATAAAAACGAGCAAATTAAGTGGTACGTAGACAAGGGTTTAATCGATAAAGAAGAATACGCTTTAATCACTGGAGAAAAATATCCAGAAACAAAAGATGAAAAGTCACAGGTGTAATGCTTGTGGCTTTTTAATTTGAATAAAGTGGGTGGCATAATGTTTGGATTTACCAAACGACATGAACAAGATTGGCGTTTAACGCGATTAGAAGAAAATGATAAGACTATGTTTGAAAAATTCGACAGAATAGAAGATAGTCTTAGAGCGCAAGAAAAGATTTATGACAAATTAGATAGAAATTTTGAAGAATTAAAGCGCGACAAGGTAGAAGATGAAAAGAATAAAGAAAAGAATGCCAAGAATATTAGAGACATAAAAATGTGGATTCTAGGTTTGATAGGGACTATCTTCAGTACGATTGTCATAGCTTTACTAAGAACTATTTTTGGTATTTAAAGGAGGTGATTACCATGCTTAAAGGGATTTTAGGATATAGCTTCTGGGCGTGCTTCTGGTTTGGTAAATGTAAATAACAGTTAAGAGTCAGTGCTTCGGCACTGGCTTTTTATTTTGATTGAAATGAGGTGCATACATGGGATTACCTAATCCGAAAAATAGAAAGCCCACAGCTAGTGAAGTGGTTGAATGGGCGTTATATATCGCTAAAAACAAAATAGCTATTGATGTACCTGGTTCTGGAATGGGAGCACAATGCTGGGATTTACCTAATTATTTACTCGATAAATATTGGGGGTTTAGAACATGGGGAAATGCTGATGCTATGGCTCAGAAATCTAATTATAGAGGTAGAGATTTCAAGATAATTAGAAATACAAAAGATTTTGTACCACAACCAGGCGACTGGGGTGTTTGGACTGGTGGTTGGGCAGGACATGTAAACATTGTAGTGGGACCATGCACAAAAGACTATTGGTATGGTGTGGATCAAAACTGGTATACAAATAATGCAACAGGAAGTCCGCCGTATAAAATCAAACACTCTTATCATGATGGACCAGGTGGAGGAGTTAAATATTTTGTTAGACCACCATATCATCCGGAGAAATCTACGCCGGCACCTAAACCCGAAGACGACAGTGATAATAACGAAAAAAATAATAAAAAAGTTCCGATTTGGAAAGATGTAACAACTATAAAGTACACAATTTCTAGTCAAGAAGTTAATTATCCAGAATATATTTATCATTTTATAGTAGAGGGTAATCGACGACTCGAAAAACCTAAAGGAATAATGATTAGAAATGCTCAAACAATGAGTTCAGTAGAAAATTTATATAACAGTAGGAAGAAATACAAACAAGATGTGGAATATCCCCACTTTTATGTAGATAGACATAATATTTGGGCTCCTAGAAGAGCGGTATTTGAGGTTCCTAATGAACCTGATTATATAGTTATAGACGTATGTGAAGATTATAGTGCGAGTAAAAACGAATTTATTTTCAATGAAATTCACGCAATGGTTGTAGCTGTAGATATGATGATCAAATATGAGATACCTCTAAGTATTGAAAATTTAAAAGTAGACGACAGCATTTGGCGTTCTATGTTGGAACATGTTAATTGGAATATGATTGACAACGGTGTTCCCCCTAAAGATAAATACGAAGCATTAGAAAAGGCATTATTTAATATATTTAAAAACAGAGAAAAATTATTAAATTCTATAACTAAACCAACAGTAACAAAATCTAGAATAAAAGTTATGGTAGATAATAAAAACGCTGATATAGCGAATGTAAGAGACTCATCACCAACAGCTAACAATGGCTCGGCATCTAAACAACCGCAGATTATAACTGAAACGAGCCCTTATACATTCAAACAAGCACTGGATAAACAAATGGCAAGAGGTAACCCGAAAAAATCTAATGCTTGGGGCTGGGCTAACGCTACACGAGCTCAAACGGGCTCGGCAATGAATGTTAAACGAATATGGGAAAGTAACACGCAGTGCTACCAAATGCTTAATTTAGGCAAGTATCAAGGTGTTTCAGTTAGTTCACTTAATAAGATACTTAAAGGTAAGGGGACATTGAATAATCAAGGTAAAGCGTTCGCAGAAGCTTGTAAAAAGCACAACATTAATGAAATTTATTTAATCGCGCATGCTTTCTTAGAAAGTGGATATGGAACAAGTAACTTCGCTAACGGAAAAGATGGAGTATACAACTACTTCGGCATTGGCGCTTACGACAACAATCCTAACTACGCAATGACGTTTGCAAGGAATAAAGGTTGGACAACTCCAGCAAAAGCAATCATGGGCGGTGCTAGCTTCGTAAGAAAGGATTACATCAACAAAGGGCAGAATACACTGTACCGAATTAGATGGAATCCTAAAAATCCAGCTACACATCAATATGCTACTGCTATAGAGTGGTGCCAACATCAAGCAAGTACAATCGCTAAGCTATATAAAAAAATCGGCTTAAAAGGTATCTACTTTATAAGAGATAAATATAAATAAAGAGGTGTATAAATGTACAAAATAAAAGATGTTGAAACGAGAATAAAAAATGATGGTGTTGACTTAGGTGACATTGGCTGTCGATTTTACACTGAAGATGAAAATACAGCATCTATAAGAATAGGTATCAATGACAAACAAGGTCGTATCGATCTAAAAGCACATGGCTTAACACCTAGATTGCATTTGTTTATGGAAGATGGCTCTATATTCAAAAATGAGCCCCTTATTATGGACGATGTTGTAAAAGGGTTCATTACCTACAAGATACCTAAAAAGGTTATCAAACACGCTGGTTATGTTCGTTGTAAGCTGTTTTTAGAGAAAGAAGAAGAAAAAATACATGTCGCGAACTTTTCTTTCAATATCGTTGATAGTGGCATTGAATCTGCTGTAGCAAAAGAAATCGATGTTAAATTGGTAGATGATGCTATTACGAGAATTTTAAAAGATAACGCGACAGATTTATTGAGCAAAGACTTTAAAGAGAAAATAGATAAAGATGTCATTTCTTACATCGAAAAGAATGAAAGTAGATTTAAAGGTGCGAAAGGTGATAAAGGCGAACCGGGACAACCTGGAGCAAAAGGTGAAGCAGGTAAAAAAGGAGAACAAGGCGCACCCGGTAAAAACGGTACTGTAGTATCAATCAATCCTGACACTAAAATGTGGCAAATTGATGGTAAAGATACAGATATCAAAGCAGAACCTGAGTTATTGGACAAAATCAATATCGCAAATGTTGAAGGGTTAGAAAATAAATTGCAAGAAGTTGAAAAAATCAAAGATACAACTCTCAACGACTCTAAAACGTATACGGATTCAAAAATTGCTGAACTAGTTGATAGCGCGCCTGAATCTATGAATACATTAAGAGAATTAGCAGAAGCAATACAAAACAACTCTATTTCAGAAAGTGTATTGCAACAGATTGGCTCAAAAGTTAGTACAGAAGATTTTGAGGGATTCAAGCAATCATTAAACAGTTTGTATGCAGATAAAAATCATAGTCATACAATCAAACAGATTGAAGGATTAGAAAATGCTTTATCAAAAAAATCAGACATAAATCACAGTCATGATGAACGTTATCTTTTATCATCAAATGCTTTTACAAAAGAGGAAGCAGATAAACTTTATCAACCTATCGGTTCTTCGCAGCCGTCACTGAATATTTGGACAGGCAGTGAAACAGAATATAATTATTTGTATCAAAAAGACCCTAATACACTTTATTTAATTAAGGGGTGATTTTTATGGAAGGTAATTTTAAAAATGTAAAGAAGCTTATTTACGAAGGCGAAGAATATACAAAAGTATATGCTGGAAATATCCAAATATGGAAAAAGCCTTCATCTTTTGTAATAAAACCCTTACCTAAAAATAAATATCCGGATAGCATAGAAGATTCAACAGCAAAATGGACAATAAACGGAGTTGAACCTAATAAAAGTTATCAGGTGACAATAGAAAATGTACGTAGCGGTATAATGAGGGTTTCGCAAACTAATTTAGGTTCAAGTGATTTAGGAATATCAGGAGTCAATAGCGGAGTTGCAAGTAAAAATATCAACTTTAGTAATCCTTCAGGGATGTTGTATGTCACTATAAGTGATGTTTATTCAGGATCTCCGACATTGACCATTGAATAATTTTAAACGACTAATTTTTTAGTCGTTTTTTATTTTGGATAAAAGGAGCAAACAAATGGATATCGGTACAATCGTAAGAACAATTTTATTAATAGTCGCATGGATCAATCAGTTTTTAGCAATCAAACATATTTCTCCAATCCCAGTTGACGAAGTGTTTATAAGCACAGTCGTTACTGGGATTGTTTCAATTTGGACGTGGTGGAAGAATAACAACTTTACTCACGCATCTAAGAAAGGGCAACAAAAAATTTATGAAGTAAAAGCTGGCATTCAGTCAACTGGTGGCGCACCTAAAGTGAACGGAGATGATAACAATGCCGTCGGTTAGGACATACAGTCAAGCTATTAGTTATCTTAAAAGTTTAGAGGGTAAGGCGTGGAATCCAGACAATGCATTTGGATGTCAATGCTTCGATACTGCTAACCAATATTGGCTTTACTTATTTAATCACAGGTTGAAAGGTGTGGGCGCTGCAGACATTCCAACATGGAATGATTTCACTAACGAGGCAACCGTTTACGAAAATACTGTGTCGTTTCAAGCATTGCCTGGCGATGTCGTTATTTTTAACCGTAATTATGGTGGTGGTTATGGTCATGTAGGTATTGTAATAAGCGCTACGTTAGATTCTATAACTATTTTAGAGCAGAACTGGCTAGGCGGTGCTTACTGGAGTCCACCAGAAGTTACTACAAGACGCACACACGGCTACGACTTCCCTATGTGGTTTATCCGTCCATTCTACGCAAAAGAAACGACCGCTAATAAGCTAAGAAGCGCAGTGAAGCCAGTTAAACAAGATAAGTTATCAAAAGGTAAAAAAATCATGCTTGTGGCTGGTCATGGTATTGGTGCATACTCTAACGACCCAGGTGCCGTTGCGAATGGAGAAAACGAAAGAGATTTTAACCGTAAAAATATTATACCTAGAGTGAAAAAGTATCTTGAGTCAGTAGGCAACACAGTATTGTTATACGGTGGCAACTCGATGAATCAAGATTTATATCAAGATACATTGTACGGTCAACGTGTTGGAAACTATAAAGATTATGGCATGTACTGGATTAAAAGTGAAGTCAAACCGGATGCAATCATAGAGTTTCATTTAGATTCTGCTAGCCCACAAGCAAGTGGCGGGCATGTAATCATTAGCGATCGTTTCCCAGCTGATGACATTGACAAGGCATTAAGTAGTGCATTAGATAAAACAGTGGGTAAAATAAGAGGTGTGACACCTAGAGGGGATTTATTGAACGCTAACGTGTCTGCTGATCTTAATCTTAATTATCGTTTAATCGAATTAGGTTTTATCACATCTACGAAAGATTTAAACTACATTAAAAACAATTTAGACAGCTTCACGAAGCGGATTGCTGAAGCCATTAACGGCAGACAAATTGATGCGCCAAGTAGTAAGCCAAGCGCTGACAAAATAACATGGAATTGGAAAGGCGTATTTTATCCTAATCCAGAAAAAGCTATAAGAGTCAGAAAAACAGCTGGATTAACCGGCACAGTCGTTGAAGAAGATTCATGGCTATACACAAAAGATGATTGGGTAAAATTCGACCAAGTCATTAAAAAAGATGGCTACTGGTGGATTAGATTCAAATATCAACGTGAGGGCTCTAGTACTAACAATTTCTATTGTGCAGTGTGTAGAATTACTGATAAGGAACAAAAGATTAAAAATGAAAAATATTGGGGCACGATTGAGTGGGCTTAATAGGTTGTACCTATAAAAAGAAAAGAGGTAGGTTATTTTCTTCCTACCTCTAAAAATGATTATCTTTCTATTGTTATATGAGTTATATCTTTAGGACTAATCAGTCTATTTTTTACATTAGAATCTTGATCTCCTACCTTGCCATATACTTTTTCATCAGAAGGATCTTTACTATGGATAGTTACTTTATCACCGACTTTAACAATATGCTTTTCTTTTAATTTATCTACTAATTTTTTCCATGCATCATTTGCCTCTATTGTGTTTCCGTTTGGATTAACTCTTGTAATATCGACACGGTTAACGCTATCAGGACTAACGGTGCTGTTATTAGTATTACTAAGATTATCTAAGTTCGCAGTCCCAGAAATTTCGCTCTCTCCACCGTTTTTTAATTTATATTTTACTTTAATCGTTTCTTTGTCTGTTTTATCAATGATATTTGCGTCTTTTAAAGCGTCTCTTACATTTTTCCACAATTCGCTATCTGTTATTTCAGAAGCTTTTGCAACGTTATTAATACCATTATAATTTGAAGAAGAATGAAAACCTGAACCTACTGTTGTTAAAACTAAAGCACTTGCTATCAATGTTTTTGTTAATAGTTTTTTATTCATTTTATTTTCTCCTATAACTTATTTGCAATCGATTACAAAGTAATTTTAGAATTATTATTTATGTAAACCAATTAAATAATTATTAACAAATCCATAAAATTTTATCATTGAAATATAATAATTTTGAGCTAGAAATATTCGTCATTTATGCTATAATCGTTTTAGACACAGCAATGTGTTCAAATTTTCATCTATTCGTAAGTTAGCCTTCGGGCTGACTTTTTATTTCCATTATTCACATGTTAATCTTGTTGTTGTTTAGGCAGGTACTTCGGTACTTGCCTATTTTTTTATGCAAATTTTAAAAAACACTTGACTAATAAACATTTGTTTAGTATAATTATATTTGTAGGTTAGTTGATGACTTACAAATTATGTGTAAGGAGGTGAAAAGCCTCATGCTAGACATAATAAAAACACTTCTAGAACATCAAGTATTGGCAGTACTGATAATTCCAGAAGTGTTAAAACAACTTAGAGAATGGCATCTCGGCTACCTAGACCGAAAGCCAAACAACAAAGATTAACATTATGCTTGGAGCCTGATGGCTCCTCCTTACACTTATATAATATAATATTATTTGGAGGTTTTCAATTATGACAGAACAAATGTATTTAATATTGTTTTTATTAAGCCTACCATTGTTATTATTTATCGGGAGAAAAACACATTTTTATTGTTTAGATAAAAAGAATGGACGTAGATAATATGAGTGATTATAAATTAAAAATAATTGAATTGATCAAAAGTGATATAACAGGTTACCAAATTCACAAACAAACTGGCGTAGCGCAATATGTAATTTCACAATTAAGGCAAGGAAAGCGCGAAGTAGATAACTTAACTTTAAATACAACTGAAAAACTATACAGTTACGCACGACAAGTGTTATAATATAAATGTGAAATGGTCATTCTTGAAATGACTCGGTCGCTACTGGCACAGACCGTTTAAAGTGTCACCACAACATGAACTGAGAATTCATATGACGTTGCTGACGAGCGACAAAGCTCTGTGTTCCTGGATGGGAGTAAGTTTGTGTGGTGGTGCATAACAAGTCGCTGAAATATTTGCGACATAATAAAGCATATTATCGGTTTTATTAAGTGCTAAAGGCACATCTTAACCACCCATACTAGTTACTGGGTGGTTGTTTTTTATGTTATATTATAAATGATCAAACCACACCACCTATTAATTTAGGAGTGTGGTTATTTTAATATATGAAGCTAAAATAACTACAAATGATACCATTTTTGATACCAAAAAATAATAACCTCAAAATATCGAGAGAAATAACTTCATTTTAAATCGCATTAAATCAATGTTTCTATAAAAATAAGTCCTTAAAAATTAGTTTTTTCAATCGAAATGGAAGGTAGTATTGGATAGCTTTAAACCGCGTTGTTAAGCCATTCTTAACTTCCGAAAATGGCTATTGATACCATTTTGATACCATTTACTTGTCAAAAATGGCTATTGCATCGTGTTTTTTCTGAGTATATAAATGGCTGTAAGTGCCCATCGTTTCAGTGATTTGAGCATGTCTCATAAGTGACTGTAAAACGAAAATATCTACACCATTATTTGCAAGATAAGATGCATAAGAATGTCTTAACGCGTGAATGTTATAATGGGGGAAAGCTTTTTGGAATTTCTTTTGAACATGACTGTAATGTTTGGGAGCCATTCCTCCGAAAATAAAATAACTACGTTCATCAAAATATTTGTTTAACTCTTTTTCACGTTGGTGTCGTTCAGTTAACATTGTATTGATGAATTTAGGTAAAGGAACAATATCCTCTGAACTATCTGTTTTTGGTCTCGGATATATAGTTCTATTAGAGATGTCCATTGTTTTATTTATGGATATCTCTTTTTTATATTTATTGTAGTCTGTCCAAACAAGCGCCATAGCTTCGCCAATCCTTAAACCTGTATAAAACATTAATGTAAATAACTCTCTGTAATCTTGATCTTCAATGTCTTTGATTCTTTCTTCAAATTCTTCACGCATCATAAACTTAGGTTTTGGCTTTACACGCGGAATAGGTTTAATTGATATTGTTGGATCTGTACGTAATCCAAAGTATTTTTTAGCATAATTAATTACAACTTTAAAACCTGACCAAATTGTACGAGCAGAATTTGTTGATGCTACATTCTCTATTAGATATTTACGAAACTCTTGGCATTGATTTTGTGTTATCTTATTCATTTTTATGTGCCCGAACTTAGCTTTAAAGTGTTTATGATATTCATTTTGTTTGCGTCGTTTTGTTTTAGGTCTCAAATCGCTATTTTCTAAGTAGTGATGAAAAACATAATCAAATGTTTTCGAATCACTATATCCTTCGTTTACGTCATTCAAAAAAATAGCCTCTGCTCTCTTAGCTTCACGCTTAGTTGAAAAACCGCGTTGCATCTTACGTTTGTTATTACCGTATACATCTTTATATCTAATGGAAAAATACCATTTACCTGTATTATCATCCTTATATACTGGCATTTTGCTTCTCCCTCCTCAAAATTGGCAAAAAATAATAAGGGTAGGCGGGCTACCCGAAATTTAGTACTAGGTACTAAATGTGATATAATAAAATAAAAAGTAGGTGATGTTATGACATTTAAAAACAATCATAATTTCAATGAATTAGTTTTAACGAATGAAGACATTAGAATTTTAAAAAATGTCTTAGAAGATGCAGTCAGTGTTTATGATGAATATTCGGTATGTAATGAAGAATCCGATTTTGCTTACTGTTTATTAAGAGACTTATATACATTAGACAGCTTAGCTATTTCGTCAAATAATGTTTGAATTATCGAATTGTACTCTTCGATTTTAATACCATGCATAATAGAGTTTCTGTGTTCAATAGCAGCTTTGACTGAATGTTTTAAATGTTCTTCTATTAAATCGTTGTTTTCCATTTCGTTTAAAAATGTTCTTATATTCCTCTTGTAATCAGGTGTTTGTTTAATTATATCTTTATCAAACTTGTTCAATATCAGCCTACACATTAGTTCTAGCGCTCTACCTAAAAGTAGTGATGTAGCTAGCCTTTTTTCAGACATAAAGCAATCATAAGCTTCAACTATATGAGTTTCAAAATCCTTGTCATTAACTGTTTCTAATAATTGAGTGTATTTTCTTAAAGAAGCCGGTAAATCATTTGCGTTTTCTAACAAAGAATTAGGTGTTCGATAAATTTTTGTAGATTTATCTGATAAATATAAGTCAGAATGAGTTTCAAAATAATAATGCGCAATTGCATCGTCGTTGTATATACTAGCTAAATCGCTCAAGTTAAACATTTGAAAATCATGTATGACTTTTTCGAAAATGAAAGTACTTTTTATATATTCACTTAACTTCTCGAAAGATCTTTCTGTTCTTTTTAAAACATCATCTACAGAAATATTTATTTTCTTCGCTTGCATGCCTTCTGACCCACCGTGAATATAAATTAAACCTCTGTAAAAACTGATATTCAAATCTGCGTAGCTATATTTTATACCGGAATAAAAGGGGAAGTATCCAGTATTTTTATCTATTACATCACCAAAAAATATATCCACTAATTCTTTATATTTTTTGTGAAGTTCATTCATTCTTTTTTCTATATCGTTATATCTCCATAAGTATTGTTTCTCTTCCATCCCTCATCCTCCTCACGCCACACAAGCGCTATTAATCAATATCCAATAATTGTTGTTTTTTCTTATCGAACTCTTCCTGAGAAATTACTCCGACATCTAATAATTCTTTATATTTTATTAATTCATCAGCAACAGAAAAACTCATTTTTTCAGAATTGGATGGTTTCATAGAACTTTCTCGAATAGAGATTTGTTCTTGTATTGTTTCCGCCATTCTAGATACAGTGTTTTTTGATATGCTTCCTATAGCGATACTTGATGAACCGTGATGTATAATTATTTCGCCAAAAAGAAGTCCTTTTTTATACGAAACAGAATTGATTTTCTCGAATGGAAATTCATGAAATTTCAAACCATATATCATACCTTTATCTAAGAATAACAATCTTAGATCAGTACATACTATTAAGTAGGTATTATTATTGTACAATCCCGAAGTTACATACATTATGTTTTCATTATCTTTTAAAATCATAGGTAGTTCTTTCACTTCTTTTTTTGTACCAAACAAATCCTCTACACCTATTTCGCTAAATCTTTGGTAGATTTTAGATAAGTTTTCGTCAGATTTATTGATTTCACTTTCAAATTTCACTTCTTTTCTAGGTTTACTTTGGTATTCTTTTAAAATTTCTCTTTTGTCTTCAACAGATAGTTGCTTGTATTGTTTCTTTTCTTCTTTTGTTTTAGTTGCTAAATATTGACTCTCAATCATACTTTCTTTGAACGTTAATCTGCTCTTAGGTAATTCTTTCATGTTCATTTCTCCTTTATTTTTTGATTGTTAAATCGTTAGATCATAAGCATATTTAAATTCATTTATAAAATCAGATTTGCTTTCCATTTTCTCTTCTAAAAAACTTAAGTAGTTTTCTGCGTGGTAATTTTCGTTATTTGACATATAGTCGTTTAACCCATTGTGTATATGTCTTCTGATTACTTTTACCGCTATATGGATCGCTTGAAAACTCATTTGATACTTGTACGAAATTTGCTCAATATTAAAGTTGTTTATATATTTGTATCTTATATGTAAAGGAAACAATAAACATGAAGCAAATGAGTTTGCTTCATATTCTTCAGCAATCCTTCTATAATAATCTTTATATGTGAATGTTTTATTTAAATTAACTCCAGTATGTCCCATTATAAAATGACCATATTCATGAGCTAAAGTAAATCTTAGACGATTCATAGGCAGTAAATCGTTATAAACTATAATCGCTTTGTCTCCTTTTCTAATATGAAACGCTTCTTCTGAACCGAAAATAGAAGGTATTTTAAAATATAAAGTGCCAGTATTCTGAGAAAATTCAGAGAAAGTCACTAATTTAATACGTTTATCTTTTGAGATAATTTCAAATATATCTAAAGGAAAAGATAAGTTATATAGACCATTTGTGATCTCGTAAACTGCTTTCGCAGATTTAAAAAAAGATTTTTCATAATTTAATTTCAATTAAAAAGCCCCTTTGTTACTTAGTTAAATCATCCCAATCATCAAACATTGCTTCTAATATAGTCAAAGCTTTTTGCCTTTGTGCCTCCGTCATATTTTCTGTAGCTCGATGCATAATAAGAATATCTTCACTTTTATCTTCTCCGGAGTACTCATCTTTTTCTCTACCTAATAAGTAATCAACTGATACATCGAAGTGATCGGCAATTTTTTGCACCTTATCAATGCCTGGTTTGGTTTTCTCCCATCTTCTGATTTGTCCGTTTGAAAACCCTAAAGTTCTCTCTAATTCAGCAAAAGTCATACCCTCAAAAGATAAACGTATTAAATTAGTGACTTTCTCTGACATAAATTTCTCCTATCACAGATTAACTTTTTCGCTATTTTTGTTGACAATTAGCATAAAAGTTAATATACTGTATTTAAGCTTTAAATTTAGCTTACTAAACACATAACAATTATTCGTTGGGGAACGAGTATTCAATACCTTTATGACAGGCATTACGAATTGTTATAGGTTTATTAAACTATGCTTAAATATTAGCATAAAAGTTATTGGTGTTCAACAGATAATTTATTTGCTTAGAAAAAATGTTATAGGAGGTGCTAATATGTCGACAACAGATTTCGGCTTGAAAGTGAGAACGGAATTATTAAAACGCAACATGACAAACAAGCAACTTGCGGAAATGCTAGAAATTTCAAGTGCTTACTTATCGGATATTTTACGTGGACGTAGAGATGCTTTTGAACAAAAGAAACGTATTGCGAAAATTTTAGAAATTAAAGAAGAGGTGAAGAGTTAATGAATGAAATTAAAACTTTCAGTAACGACATGTTTTCAATCTTAATCAAACAAGATAATGAAAATAATTTATTCGATTTAGAAACTGTCGCAAAAAGTTTGGGGTTCACTCAGTTTAAAAACGGCAAACAATATATTCGTTGGGAAACTATCAATAAATATTTAGGTAAATATCTTTCCCAAGAAGTTGGGAAAGGCGATTTCATACCAGAACCAATGGTATATAAGTTGGCTTTCAAAGCAGGTAATGCTGTAGCAGAAAAATTTCAAGATTGGTTGGCGATGGAAGTCCTACCAGCTATTCGCAAACACGGTATCTACGCAACAGACAATGTAATTGAACAAACATTAAAAGATCCAGACTACATCATTACAGTGTTGACTGAGTATAAGAAAGAAAAAGAGCAAAACTTACTTTTACAACAAGAAATCGGAGAACTAAAACCCAAAGCAGACTATGTAGATGAAATCTTAAAGTCAACTGGCACATTAGCCACAACTCAAATCGCGGCAGACTACGGTATATCAGCACAAAAGTTAAACAAACTACTACACGAAGCTAGACTACAACGAAAAGTAAATAAACAGTGGGTGCTTTACTCAGAACACATGGGCAAGAGTTACACAGATTCAGACACTATAACAATTGTGCGTTCTGATGGCAGAGAAGACACAGTTTTACAAACTAGATGGACACAAAAAGGCAGATTGAAAATACATGAAATCATGACTGAATTCGGTTATGAAGCTAATTTAGGGGGAGCGTAAATGACACCAGAACAAAAAGAAAAGCTAAACAATATAGTATTAACACTTTATGCAGTTAAAGAAAACAAAAGTCAAACATACACACACAAAGATACTCTTACTGTGACATATGCAGGCGAGATTGAGCACACTTACGAAGTCGACAGAGAGAAACACCTTGAATCAATGATTGAGTGGGCAATTGACCAAATCGAACAGCACTTTGATTTAGACGAAGAAGAATAACACACAATTGAACAAACAACTTAATAGGAGGAATTATCAATGAACACACTATATAAAACAACCCTCCTCATCACAATGGCAGTTGTGACGTGGAAGGTTTGGAAGATTGAACGAAATACGAGAAAGCCTGTAATCAATCGGAATGATTTTAGTAAAGAGTCTACAGCAGAAACGATTGAGCGACACAGTGATCCTGATTCAGGAATAAAACTACTTAAGGCATTTTCCGACTTCACTAAACAAGCTGAAAAGCAAAAACCTACACTAGGAGAAGTTTATAGACGGAACAAACCTGAATTACCAACCGTTACTTTAGACGAAAACGGACTGTTTATAAATGATTTTAGGGTGCCTTATATACTTGAGGAAGGGGTTAACGTAAAGAAATCTATGAACAACCTATATAAGGTCAGTTTGGACTTTTTCGCTAAAAGTATTATTGCAGATAATTACGAAGCAGATAACCCAGAGAATCAACAGTTATTTTAAAGGAGGAAAAGATATGATGAAAAATAGTTTGCAAGCTAAAGAACTTGCGGTAATTTTATCTGTTTCTAAATCCAAAGCAGGACAAATAATAAGAGAACTGAATAAAGAGCTTGAAGATGAAGGATACATTGCGATACGAGGCAGAATACCAGTCCAATTAGCTAGGAAAAAATTCCCTTATCACGACTTATCAGACCAGAGAATAATGGAGGAGTTGAAAAAAGAAAATGAGTAACATTTATAAAAGCTACCTATTAGCAGTACTGTGCTTCACAGTCTTAGCGATTGTACTCATGCCGTTTCTATACTTCACCACAGCGTGGTCAATTGCAGGATTCGCAAGCATAGCGACATTCATATTTTATAAGGAATACTTTTATGAAGAATAAAAAAAACTGCTACTTGCGCCAACAAGTAACAGTATCAAGTACTTAAGAAAAATTTCAAGTTAAATATAAAACGAAACAAGGAGGAAGTCAACTATGACTAAAAATTATAAAGACATGACTCAGGACGAAATAAAAGACTTATTATCTGAAAAAAGCGGAGAATTGTATGAATTAGCGAAAGAAATTAAGGGAGAAAGTAAATTTGATATTTTGCTTTTCTCATCAATAGGAGTTATCGACGGAGATTATTTAGCAGGTTCAAATTCTGTGATTGGTCATACTTTCGATCTTGCTTCCTTATTGGATAGCACTAAGAGTTATAAAGACATTGTCAATGTTCTCCAAATGTGTAAATCACAAAAATTTCTCGGTATTGATGACGACAAGGAGGACTAAAACAATGTATTACGAAATAGGCGATATCATACGCAAAAATATTCATGTTAACGGATTCGATTTTAAGCTATTCATTTTAAAAGGTCATATAGGCATATCAATACAAGTTAAAGATATGAACAACGTACCAATTAAACATGCTTATGTCGTAGATGAGAATGACTTAGATATGGCATCAGACTTATTCAACCAAGCGATAGATGAATGGATTGAAGAGAACACAGACGAACAGGACAGACTAATTAACTTAGTCATGAAATGGTAGGAGGCATGAAAAGTGAATGAATTACAAGAGAGAGAACTAGAAACATTTGAACAAGACGACCGATTCAAAGTAACAGACTTAGACAGTGCTAACTGGGTCTTTAAGAAACTAGATGCAATCACAACTAAAGAGAATGAAATCAACGAGTTAGCAAATAAAGAAATTGAACGCATAAACGAATGGAAAGATAAAGAAGTAGAAAAATTACAGAGTGGCAAAGAATATTTACAAAGCCTTGTAATTGAATATTTCAGAATACAAAAAGAACAAGATAGCAAATTCAAGTTGAATACACCTTACGGAAAAGTGACAGCCAGAAAAGGTTCAAAAGTCATTCAAGTTAGCAATGAGCAAGAAGTTATTAAACAACTTGAGCAACGAGGTTTTGACAACTATGTAAAGGTAACTAAAAAACTTAGCCAATCAGACATTAAGAAAGATTTCAATGTAACTGAAAACGGCACTTTAATTGACGCAAACGGCGAAGTTTTAGAGGGTGCTAGCATTGTTGAGAAACCAACGTCATACACGGTAAAGGTGGGAGAATAGATGGCCGAACAACTTAATTTGTACCAAAAAATAGCAGATGTTAAAGCGAATATTGCGGGCTTCACAAAAGATACTAAGGGTTATAACTTCTCGTATGTTTCAGGATCTCAAATATTACACAGAATAAGAGAAAAGATGATTGAACATAATTTATTGTTAGTCCCCAATACGTCAAATGAAAATTGGACGACACATACTTTTAAAAACAAAAAAGGTCAAGAAGTGACAGAATTCATAGTTGAAATGGATTTGAATTATACATGGATTAATGCTGATAAACCAGAAGAACAGTATGAAGTAAGTTATCACGCTTACGGTCAACAAAATGATATTTCACAAGCACATGGCACAGCGTTAACTTATGCTGAACGCTATTTCTTAATGAAGTTCTTTAACATTCCAACTGATGAAGATGACGCAGACGCAAAACAAAAACAAGATAAATATTCAACAGTAAGTCAAGAATTTAAAGACATACTAACTAAAGAAGTTAATGATTTTATAGCCATAGCTAAAGAAAGTGGATTCGCGGAAAAATACCAGGAACAAATTAACAAATTAGAAAAAATGAACGTCGAAGCACTGAATAAAAACCAAATCAATGTAACCAGACAACAGATAAAAAAATGGCTTGGAGGAATTGAACAATGAATACAGTAAATTTAATTGGGAACCTAGTGGCAGATCCAGAGTTAAAAGGTCAAAACAACAACGTAGTTAACTTTGTAATCGCAGTACAGAGACAATTCAAAAACAAACAAACTAACGAATATGAAACAGACTTCATTCGTTGTGTTGCATTTGGTAAGACTGCTGAAATCATCGCTAATAACTTTAATAAAGGTAATAAAATTGGCGTTACTGGTTCAATACAAACCGGTAGTTATGAAAATAATCAAGGACAGAAAGTGTTTACTACAGACATCGCAGTCAACAATATAACTTTCGTTGAACGTAAAAATACACAGGCAAAACATGGATTACTTACGAGGAATTAATTAAAGCAAGACGAGAACGCAAAAGAGAAATGAAGTGATCTA